ATAGGTGATGACGCCGCGCCCATTGTTTTGAGCGTTTTCAAGTCCAGAAATCACAACCTCATCGCCAACCTCGAAACCGTCTGTTACGAAGCTTCCGCTTGCTCGCGTGTATTGCTGGCGCTCTGGTCCCATGAGGGTCAATTCGATACCGGTTTCATCAGTCTCTAAGGGGCCATCAATGGTCAATACAAGCGCTTCAACGTCTGTTACGAGGTATGTTCCATTTGTACGGACATTGGCGGAGCCTTCTATGGTCACCACATCGCCAACTCGCCAGCCATTCGTTAGGAAGCTCCCAGACGCTCGGGTGAACGTGTTACTGGACGCATCCACGTCCATAGAGACTGATGTTGTGGCCACCTGTTCAAGATTTGTTGTTAGCGTTATGGCTCCGGTTGTAACCGTAGCGCGTTTGCTTCTCCCGGTCGGTACAAACACGTCACAATACTGAGCAATCGTGTAGAGTCCCCATTTGTCTACCTGAGACGCTGTTATGTGTTTTCCTAACCCATATCGCTCATTTGTTATGAGATCATACAGAACCCATGCGGGGTTGTTTGTCCAGGCGGTAACGAACGTTCCATCCCACACTCCCGTATACGTCCGTGTTCGAGGGTCATAATTCTGTGGGATCTTAATCGCTAACCCTTCTATGTCGTATCCGCGCGTTGGAACTGTTTGAAATTGTGAGGCATCGAAACTTATACCTACCAATGCTGAGTTGGGGAAGTTGAATTTTTCTTCGATTATTGTTGAGTAGTTTTCAAAATAAAGATCGTTGTAAGTTGGCGGTGAAGCATCGGCTGTTAGCCTGATTAGTTTAAAATCCCATGGTCCAGGGCTTGGAAGTTTTACTCTATAAGATCGTGCATATTTATTGTTACACTTGCCAATAAATGAGTCAGTGTAACAATCAACATATCCACCACCGTTATTTTGCATTTGCAATTTAAATTCAACTGTTGATCCTACTTCCACATTCTGTGCATTTACCGATCTCATAACTGGAGTTGATACAACAATATTTACGGCATCATAAGATCCAGATATTGTTCTTACAACAGGCGTCGAATAAGTGACTTTAGTCGATACAGCCGTTTGAGCTTCTTGTGATGTGAAACCAGGGATATAGCTTTGATCTTGCGTCCCTAATCTTGTTAATGACGCTACTCTGCTAAAATTATACGTTCCATCATCATTCTGTAATTGTGTACCATCTAGATACACAGATCGCATCCCATTTTTTAACCCTATAATGGGACCCTCTGAGACTAAATCGAGTAGTCTCGCATAGTTGATGGATACCAAATCTCCGCTCAACGCATAATTGCCATACACCGGCACTGACCATTTGTTTGCTGTTGATGGGTCCTCTAATCCGCCCATACTCATCTGGTTAGTTACGACGCTTGCCGATATTACGGCAGATCCAACACGTAAGCGCCCATAGCACAGGGGGACAGGATGCCCCTGGCTATAGGTATTTACAGGTCCGCTAAATAAGAAATTAGGCTTATTGGCGGGGTCCTCCCGTGGTGCCAAAGATTCAGGGAGTGGCGTTAATAGTTGGGCTACACCACCAGCCAGTAATACAATACCCATTGATATCAAATTCTTTGCCGGTGAAAATGAACCAATTACAATAAGCGCAACCCCAAGAATCGTCTGAAACACTCCAGGACGCCCGCCCTTTTCGTTACCTGTAATCGCAGGAACGATTTTTATTACGCTTTTGCGCCCGCATGGCAAAGTCAATTCACTTTCGCCGATGTTTTCTTTGCCTACAAAAACATGGTAGCCAGGTGCGGAATGCTCAATCATGTACTTCCCGAAATCTGGAAGCGTAGCTCGTAAGGCGTGAACAGCTTCCGCCGGTGAAGAAATGTCGTACCGATGCGTTTTCCCGAAGCGTTTACCTAGGTGCCCATAAAGCCGAACAGTGGTCAACATTGTGTTTTATGCCTCAATAAGTAAGACGCTGTGTGCATCCAATAGCCGCCCCAGGTGTCTCGGGAGCTAAGCCTTCCTTGGCAGTGGTGCAAGATGCGTTGGTCCCCGAGATAGACGGCCCCATGATTCGGGATTCTTCCGCCTCCAAAACACATCACAATTACATCGTGTTTTTGAAGGTTAACCCACCCGTCTTCATTACGAATTCGCTGAAATCCTGCTTCCTCACAATGTGCAAGATAAAGATCTTGCCCTTTCTTCCAGAATTTTTGTTCACGATTGAAGTTTGGGATTACGATTCCCAACTCTTGCAAGTAGTAATCACGAATCAACGAAAAGCAATCTAACGTCCCCCAACAGAACTCACGCCCTATCAACGGAGCCTGATAGCCTTTCGGCTCTATCCGCACATGCTTTCCCGTACGCGGGTTGATAACGAGCCATGGGAGCCCCGATTCCTCACAGCCTACCAGATCAGCCTGTGATGGGTCCGGTGGTAGGTTAGGATGACTGTGGACGATGCAAACGATTTCCCCAAAATCTTCAGCACTTGCCCAGTCTTCAAAATGGATTAAGAAGCTACCGTCTGTTGTTTCTGCTACGTTTCGGCATGGTTTATAGACTTCTTTCCCGCGGTGGACAACGATCAGCCCACACGACTCTCTCGGGCACTCTTTGCGAGCATGTTCTAGTGCTGCTGCTTCGATCATGTGGGGTATCTCCCGCAACCAGGGAACCCCCCGAAAGGCAACGTTGCAGTCTCACCAAAATGCGCCTTACACTCTGCAATAGTTTTCCCGCATGCGGAGAGCCCGCCGGTATAGCCACACTCCGCGCCCTTATACTCCCATGAACAAGTACTCGCGGTCATCACGCGGCGAGGCAATTTTACGCCTTGGCAGTCCACGGCAGAAACAAGCTCAAATTCAACGATGTGTTTGTTTTCAAGTGTTTTACGTTCGATAAAATAAACGTCATCCGCCATCTTTGCCGTAGGGTCAGCCGTTTCGTTGCCATTCGGGAAGTTCACAGCATCCAAATATTTTGTAAGTGTACGAATTCGTGTTAGCTTAGCGCCTGCTAAGTCTCTGTACGAATTGCAATATCCAGACATGAGGTGCAGAACGTTGCTAACACTCATTCGAGGACGTGGGAAGGAACCTTTGCCCGAGTACTCAAAACCAGTGACTTGGATAGGGATAGCAGTATAGGTGTTCCCATCCCAAACAACGTTTGATCGCAATTCGTTCTTCCCCGCGTGGAAGCGATACGTACTCCCACCTAATGCTGTGGCATCCAAAACATAAAGCTCGATGATTGATCCTGGATTTAGTTTTTGAAGTTCCGCAAGCGTTAGCGTCATTCAATCACCTCTTCAAATTCGGCGGATAGGGACTGAATACCATATTGTGGATAGCTAACGCTCCATGATTTGCAGATAAATTTGTGCATACAAGACAGAGTGACTTCTAAATCCGCATTCAACACTGGTGGTACTGCAAAGGTAACAAGTCCGGTTGAACTCAATACGTAGTCTGTCACAACAGGCACATAGTTAGTCGTTGGAATGTAACTTGTTGGCGTTGTCCCTGCCTCGCATTGGCCGAATGCAATATTGATTGCATCTCCACTGTTATCGATAATGATTCCCCAAACGTTATCACTCACGCCTTTTGCAGACGTTACAGAGAATCGCTGCCATGACGTTGTTAGAATTACTTCTTCTGATACGCCATTAGGACGTAGCAGATAAATGTAGCCCGAACCTGTTACACGTTTCATCCATACAGAGTTACAGAGATCCCCCGACAGTGATCCTGTGTTTTGCGTAAATGATGCGCCTGAATCGTATGATTCAAGACGTATTGCATTAGTTCCTCCAGCCGGATCTGTTTCTGTATCACTCAATATCATATTTTCTGTTACAAACCCAGATTCAAATGTCGTTGAATAACCCAACATGTTCGTACGAGGGGTTGAATACATCAGCCGATCACCTTGCCAATCGTAAATGTAAATCAGCGGTGTTGATGTGTATTCATAGATGTACTGTGTTCCGTTTCGTGCTAATTGCCATTCCGTGCGCGATCCATCACCCTGCCCAAACACTTCTTTTGTGATTTCAAAATATTGATCATCATCAAAACCGCCATAGAAAGCGGTCACGCCTGCTTTATCGCGCAAAAACGCATCAATCGCTTTGATTTCTGCCGCTGTACGGCTGCTGAAATTGAGTTTCCACATCGAGAGATCGGTATTAAGGCCATCGCCTATACGTTGTGCGTAGCCATCGCCGAATTTCGCCTCTCTTGCGCGAGGATAACGTGTGCGAATTACGCCATAGTCAGGCGTCCATGTAAAGGTATCCGTCAAGCCACACCTCCAGCCAAAAGACCGCCATTGCGTTTCTGTTCAATCAAAATACCGATAACAGCAGTTTTGATGTTCCTCGCCAGCTCAGCGCCAGAAGGGCCATCACTGCTTTCTGTTGTTTGTCTGTTCTCGTTTACAACAATGCTGACATTATTCACCTGCCCGCCTATCGCGTGATTCGGAACGATTTGCCCCGCTGTTTTTGACATGAAGATCTCAGGTCCGCGTTCTCCAACAAGGTGATATTCACCTGCACCAACTGGACCGCCGGAAGCAAGAGGCTTTGTACCACCGATTCCACCGCCTCCAAGATCCCATGCGGATGTACCTACACCACTTGTAGCAGTAGATCCACCCATCCCGCTAATCCCCTGAGCTATCCAGCCCCACAAGGGGGCCATTACATTCTGTTGAACTGCCAGCCGGGCAAGATCCTTTAACATGGAAGTAACGAGATCGGAGAATGAATTTTTGCTCGTGAAGCAGAACTCCACAAAGGCATCGGTACTTTGCTGTGACCAGTTCTGAATGGTGCTTGCCATACTGCCGAAAGTATCTGTCCATACTGGATCGATTGATTTTATCGCTCGTTTATACGTTTCTATGCTAATAAGACCTTTTTCAAACATCAAACTATATTTTGACTTATCTGCTTCGTAACCTTCTTTTGGAGAAAGCATACTATCCGTTAAACGATCAGCATCTTCTTTAAGTCTTTTTTGTGCTTGCAAGATTTTGTTAATTGCATCTTCTTTCGCCTTAGCATTGTCTGAAAGCGTTTTTGTAGTTTCTCTTATCAACTCATTGTATTTTTCTAGTTCGATAGCTTCATTTGCGTTTTTATCAGATTCATATGGAAGCCATGCAGCGGCTATCTGTCTTTCGAGAAGTAATGCCCCTACAGCAGCCTGTGATTCTCGCATGACTTTAACAGCCTTCTTTGCTTCATCCGCTGCTTTGGCTTCAGCATCAGCCTTCTTTTTTAACGCCTCCTCTTCTTTCGCTATTGCATCTTGCAAATCGATGCTCTGTTCAGCATATTTTCTTCCTATTGCAAGCCATTGTTGATCTGTTGATCCAGTTCCCTTAAGTATCTCATCGATTCTAAAGCCACGAGTCATAGCGCCGCCCTTATCGCCTTCAGCGCGAAGCGCAGCGAGTTTTTTCTTGAGCATGTCTACATCATTTCCAAGATTTATAATTGGCAGACCATTACTCTGAAAAGATGCTTCCATTTGAGCATTAGCTTTTTCTATTCGTTCGGTTTCTTCGCGGTAAGACTTAAAACCAATGTAGAGCGCACCAATTGCTATCAAAACCAAACCCATCGGGCTTAGAGCTGCCATAAGCGCAACTTTTAACGCCCCCGTTGCCATTGCTGCAATGCCTGCTGTTACGGAATATTTCAGAGTGGCAATTTCTAAGGCAATGGTCAACGCTAATTGTTGTGCAAGCGGAGCAATTGTAGCAACTATTGCTGTGATTAACTGCGTCCCATACACATATGCAAACATTGTCCCAATAGCAATCGTAACTATCTTCAACTCTTCCGAGTATTTGATGATGAATTTTATCGGAGCGATAACCGCGTTAAGCGAAGTCGAAACTATACCACCAAGCTTTTGTGCAAAGACTTGAAGCGAACCATCAGAAGCAAGTTTTTTTAATGTATCAGACAGTTGCTTTAGTGTATCAGTAACAAATTTCACACCCGCCGAAAGTGCAGGGCCAAATAACGCACCGAACCGCGTTTCTAAATCCTCTACAATTCGCGTTAAAGATAACATTTGTTTACCGGCGGTTGTCATAGAAGCTTCATATAGTCCCTGATAACCGGCGGACATTTTGAGCACTTCTGCAACGCGGGATTGCATTTTTTCTAGCGGTGTTAGTGCATCCATTGTCTTGTTCATGGACTTCGCCAGTCTCGCGTACCCCTGTTCAAACGTGACGTTGAGACCGATAGTTCTTAGGACTTCTGTTTCACCCGACTTGATCCCATGCACTACACGCGCGAATGCTTCAGAACTGTTGATTCCACCTGCAACCGCGAGATCTTGAGCCGCCCGAGCTAACTTCTGTGCATTCGCCAAATCGATATGAGCAGCCGCCATGCCTACAAGTTGAGATCTAGACTCGATCATAGAGATTCCCATCTCTCTCAGACCATTCTCGAAATTTTTCATTTGTGCGGAGGTATACCCAGCGGTCAACCCAGCAACGTTCATAGCGATGCCAAGGGTTTCAAACCGTGCGGCCAAAAGCGCCGTATCTTTTACAAAATCCGCAATTTTGTACAACGCAAACGCAGCCGCAACCTTGCCCATGACGCCTTCAAGCCATTCACCCGTCTTCCCGAGCCCCTGCATCGCAGTGTTGGCCCGCTGGATATCTCTTGTTTCAACCTTGATCGAAAGAGTTGCTACATCGGCCATCACGACACCTCGGCGAGATAAGCTTGATCGAGTTCCTTAAGCGCCCGAACCTCCCATGGATGCACCAAGCGGGCCGTTAGCTGCATCCATGCGTGGATCTCAGAAAAGGTTATGGGATTCATGCCCATTCCATTCCCCGTACGCGCGGTTTGAAGTTCCTGGAACCATTCCCAAAGATGTTGAACGGCGGAAGGAAACGGCGGAAGGTTCAAAGATTCATCCCTGATTCCCGTCGTTTCCTCAATGTGTTCCAGCTTCTCGCGCAACGACACGCCGTCCTCCCCTGGTTTGCTAAGACGGAAAACGTGGCGTGCATATCCCACAAGATCCGCCGTTATCGCCCGAAAAAAAGGGCCTCTGTGTTCATGGCCTCGTCAAGCTGACGCCGAATCCAACGATGCTCCAACAGTTCCCGTACATTCTCGGGAGTGCATGGCCAGGTGTCACCATCTCTTTCCAGGCCTTCCCACCCCTGGATGGCCATCGCCAGAATTTCAAGCGATTCTGTCTCAATATCGACACTTGTCATGCTTTTCTTTCCGCCCTTTGCCATCTCGGCAAGACGGCGGTCCATGGCGCGGCGTACAACCTTCAACACGTCTGGATGGTCTTTCGATGCTAGCGTGATAAAGATTCCCGTTTCCCCCTCATCGGGGTGAATGAGTTCTACCCTGGTTGTAGGATTAGCTTTCAGTTTGTTAAGTTCCATAGGATCCCCCTAGGTTGCGGTGCGAGTAATCATTAGTGAGGTATTGCCGCCAGAAGTTGGTGCGAAGGATTCAAACTCAGCGGTAGCGATCATTAACCCCTCTTTAGGCTCACTCTTCCAGGATTTGATACGGCATCGAGTTAAATCAACAGCGTAACTTTTTGCACTTCCAGGACCAAGGTTCAACTGGAAAGCAACGTCTGATTCTGCCCTCATTGCGGTATAGAGTGCATAATCCGAGAAATAGAGTTCTAGCGTTCCTGTGATCTTTGCTGACTTTGGTTGAATGTCGTACAGAGAGGAACTGCCAACCACTTCGGCAGTATCCATGTTTCGCGTAGCTTTTAGCGTCCAGCCAACCACATTAGCCAAGGCTACCGTGTCTTTCTTGATGCTCCCAGCCCAGGAAGTAATAAGGTCGTTAGTGTTTACCGCAGTAATAGTCGAGAAGACACTTGAAACCGATTCG